AACTGCTCGGCCGTCACGTGCTGGAGCATTTCGTCCACCAGCGCGCGCAGCGCGGCGCCGTTCCTCTTTTGGCTGATCACCATGGCCATCAGCTGCGCGCTGGAGAGAAAGCCCGCCTCCACAGCCAGGCGCACGCCGCGCTTGACCGAGGCGCGGTTGTGCGCGTGCTGCTCTGCGCTGATGCTGGCGTCGGGCGCATAGGCCTCAAACAGCACGAACACCACGCAGGCAGCGGGCGCCATGTAGTACTCCTGGTCTTGCTCGCTCCAGACCACCTCGCCGGGTTTGAATGCACTCATGGCGCCACCCCCCACTGCAGGCACATCTGCTTGTTGGCCGCCACCAGCCGCTCGGCGGTGTGCGGCAGATAGCGCAGGCGAATGAACTGCACCGGGTCGATCAGGCCCACCTGCACCATGCGGCGCACGCAGCGGCCCACGCTGCCCGCGCTGCGCCCCAGGCGCTGGCCCGCCTGGGCGTAGGTCAGGCCGTCAAACACCAGGGAGCGAATGGCGCGCCAGTGCGGGCGGCGGGTGAACCAGTACTTCTCGGCCTGGGTCTCGGCCTTGCGGTGCTGGCCGCTCCAGTGCTGCCACAGCACGTCGTCGCATTCGGCCTGGTAGGCCATGACGGTCTCGCGCAGCTCGGGCTTGACCTTGTTGGGGCTGATGGTCATCAGCCAGCCGGCCAGCTTGCGCAGGGGCAGGCAGGTGACGGCGCGGCGCTGGGGATCGCCGGGGAGCTGCGTGGTGATTTCCACCACGCAGGTCTGGAACCGGCCTTCGGTCAATTTGGCGTGCTGGCTCTTCCAGTCCAGGCCCATCGCGGTGACGATGGGGCGCATGGGCGCAAAGGGCTCGCCCTCGCGCTCGACCACCAGCAGGCGGTCGGCGCGAAAGGGCACGGTGGTGATTCGGGTATCGGCCAGGGTGAGTTGCATGTGAAATCTCCTCTTGCGTTTATGTGAAACACTGTGAAAATAAACACTAGTCCTTGACGGGCAGGCCCAGCTTCAGGCGCACCTCGCGGCCCTCGCCGTAGTTGCCCTGGCGCAGGCCGCGCACCACGTCGCTGACGGTGCGGTACTGAAAGCCGTTCTCGCGGGCAAAGTCCTTCAGGATCTTGCCCTGGCGGCGCAGGCGGTGCTTGATCTGGTTGGGGGTGAGTTGAGCGGTTTCGGGCGTTGCTTGCCCTACAACGAAGCCCAGCGGCCCTGCCGCGCAGGTGATGTGGTCCAGGGTGGCGGGGGGCGGGTTCATGCCAGCGCCCTCCGGGGGTCGGTGACAATCTCGCCCGCCTTGATGCCCAGGGCCACGGCGATCTGGTGGGTTTGACCACGCGTGGGGCGGCGGCGGTTGGCCAACACCTCGAAAACGAGGTTGGGCGAGAAGCCGTTGGAGACCGCCCATTGGGTGACGGAGACGCCTTTGCGCTGCAGTTCAGCGCGAGCTTGTTCGGGGGTTCTGAGCATGGGGGTGGCTCCTTTGCGTGTGTTGATTTACAGGCGGTTTGTGTTTGTTGTTGGGTGAATTGTGGTGCGGATTTCTGCACCTGTCAATAACTTTGGTGCGGGAATTTGCATGATTGGGAATCGTCTTCGGGAAGAGCGAGAACGCCTCGGCCTCACGCAGCCCGTGTTCGCTGAGTTGGCGGGGGCAAAAAAGCGCACGCTGATTGACTGGGAGAAGGACGTGTCTTCGCCCACGGCAGTGCAACTAGCGCAACTTGCAGCCGCAGGCGCAGACGTGCTCTACATCCTCACCGGCCAGCGCTCCAGAGCCCAGCCCGCCCACGACGCGGCCGAGCAGGTGCTGCTGGACAGCTACCGGCGCTGCAGTTCGCAGGCTCGCCAAAACCTCATTCAGACGGCGGCATTGCTGGCGGCGGGGCTTCCAGGGCGCGCTGGCGGCGGTGGGGAACAAGTCAACACAGCATCCGGCGCGGTGCAAATCCTGGGTTCAAAGAACCGCGTTTCCAACAAGCGAACCTGAAGGGCTGGCAGGGATGGGTGAGAAGAAAAAAGCGGGCGCGCAGGTCATTCCGTTTCCACGGGCAAAACGCCCCCAGATGGAAGTGGTGCAGATGATCAGCGGCCATGGCAATGTGGGCGTTGTGGGTGACGGCAACAACGTGCAGATCACAGTCCAGTCGCCAGACAATACTGCGCGCCCCGCGTTGGCGCCTGTGCCACCACCAGAAGATCACATCACGGATGAGCAGGCCGCAGTGCTCCGGCGCCTACATCTGGAATGGGTAGAGCTCTCCACTGCCGTCAAGACGAGGGCAAAGCCGATCACGCCGCAACAAGCCTGGGTGTCGATCAACAGCATCGGCAAATGCACCACATACAAGCATATGCGGCAGGTCAATTTCGATGCAGCCTGCAACTACATTCAGCAGCAGATGGCCATCCTGCGCAGCGGAAAGCTGGCACGCAGCCGTGACCCAAAATGGCGCAACAGTCGGATTGGCGCCATCAAGGCGCGCAGCATCAACCAGCTGGGCGATGAATTTGCGTATCGACCCTACATCACGAAGAGCTTCAACGCGCAGTCACTTACGGAGTTGGACGATGAGCAACTTGATGCGACCTATCGCTACACCCTGAAAATGAAACCCAAGATGGGGTGAGGCCGCTGGACAAGACCGCGCGCATCACCGTGAGCAAGAGGCCCGATGCGCTGGCCCTCATGCGCGCCCAGGGCCAAGCGTTGCAAGCCGAAGGCGAAAAGGAAGCCGCAGCCATGCTGGAGTCTTTCATAGGCGTGGTGGAAGGGCTGCAGGGCGCTGACGGCTCCAGCACCTTGCAGGAGGCCACCGCCGCGCTCAGCGTTAACAGCGCCCTGATGCAATCCGCGCCCGAAGGGCAGGTAGAAGCGATGCGATCCTGGCTAGGTTACGCGACCGACGCAGAGATTCTTCAAGAGATGCTTGCACTGCCGCCTGAGAAGCTTGACGCACTGCTGCGTCTGAATACGCCTCCAAGGCCTGCGCGGCGCGGCGGCGGCGCCAAGCGTAAGTAGGATCAGAACGGCGGCGGTTGATGCGAAGGGGTTTCATGCAGCCATCGTCGCGCGTGGGCACCCACGCCAATAAGTAAAACGCTTTACTCAGCACTCAGGCCCTGCCGGGCGAACACTCAAGGCTCTTTCTCAAGAGCCTTTTTTGTTGCCCGTTCAAGGAGTCTGCAATGCCTGAATCCGCGCCCCGTCCTGCCTTCCCCACGACCAAGCTTCCGCGCCTCACCAGCTGGTGGGTGATCGCTCTGGCGCTCTCCATCGCCGTGCTGCTGCTGGCACCGGCGCAACTGCCCGTCAGCCTCTACAAGCTCAACCTTATCGCCCTGGCCGCTGTGGCTGGCTACTGGATTGATCGCAGCATCTTCCCCTATGCGCGGCCCAACATCGACGCTTTGCGGCTGATTGAGCCGCTGCCTGATATCGAGGTCAGCCGCGACGAAGCGGCGCGCGGCATGATCAAAACGGATGACGGTGAAGTGCCCGCAGACCAGTTGCTGGCGCAGCTCAGTGGTTGGCCCAACTATGGCGAGCTGTATTACTTCGCGGCGACTCAAATCCGCCGCGCGCTGATCGTGTCGGCGACGATCCTGGCCGTGTCGCTGGGGGCGTGATGGGCTGGCCGCAGTGGATAGTCGTTGGCCTCACCTTTATGGGATTGGGGATTGCGTTGGCCAAGCACGGGCAGCCGCGTGAAGATCGCTACAACTTCTGGGCGCGGTTGGCTGCGGAGGCGCTGGTCTTCGGCCTGCTTTATGCCGGTGGCTTTTTTACACTCGCGCAGGCCCAGGATATTCCAGCCGCTGCACAGCAGCACAAGCGCACGCTGATTCGGGCCGCGCACAGCCAATGGGGGCTTGATGCTCCCGTGGCTGTGTTCGCCGCACAGGTGCATCAAGAAAGCGCGTGGCGTACCGATGCGCTCAGCCACGTAGGGGCGCAGGGCCTGGCCCAGTTCATGCCCGCCACGGCGCGCTGGTGGTGCGGCGCCACCGGCACCGCTGCTGCCGACTGCCAGCCCACCAACCCGACCTGGGCGATGCGCTCCCTGGTGGGCTACGACAAGTGGCTCTACGACCGCGCCCCTGCTCACTACACGCCGCGCGACCGCATGTGGGTTGCGCTGCGCAGCTACAACGGTGGGCTTGGCCATTGGCAACGCGAGGCCGCCAGTACCGGGCTGGCCCAGCCTTCGCGCACCCAGGTTGACGCGGCCTGCGGCAAAGCCCGCCGCGCGGCCGTGCATTGCAGAGAGAACCTGGGCTACCCGCACCGCATTCTGGTGGTGCTGCAGCCGCGCTACGCGGCATGGGGGCCAGGGGTATGAGCAACACCGCCACCGCATTGGTTGGGGGCCTGCTGCTCGCTGTTGCCACGGGCATCGGCGGCTATGGCTACGGCCTGGACCAGGGCAAGGCCCTGGAGAAGGGCCGCCAGGACGGCCAGGCCCTTGATGCGATCACCCAGCAGCTCACCGCACATGCCGACCTGGTCAAGCGCTCCGGCGCTGCCAACCGTGGCATGCGCGCCGCTGTGGCCCAGCTCGAAAAAGCCAACACCCATACCACCACGGAGATCGCCGATGCGCTCACCACTACTGCTCCTGAGCGCGCTGATTGCGTGTTCCCTACTGGCGTCATGCGCGGCCTCTCCGACGCCCGTGATCGCGCCGCCCAAGCCGCTGCCAGCGGAGTACACGGTGCGCTGCCCGCCGCCGCCGCCGTCCCCACGGGGCCTGCAGGTGGACCCCGTAGCCCTTGAGCTCAAGTCCATGTATGACCTGTACGGCCTGTGCGCCGGGCGCATGACGGACCTCCTGAACTGGCTGGACACGGAGGGTACCCGTTGATCGATGACATTGACCGCGCCCAGGCGCGCGAGGCCGAGATGTTGGGTGATGCGCTGCGCGACCAGGCTCGCCGCGCTGGTCTGACCGGCAAGACCGCAGCCGACTCGGCGGAGGTTTGCCAGGCGCGTGGGTGCGCCGAGGAAATACCCCATGCACGGCGCTGCGCCGTGCCGGGGGTTCAGCTATGTGTGGCGTGCCAGACGCGCCGAGAGATGAGGGAGTGGGCGCGATGACTTTGCAAATCGATTTTTGGCAGCTGCTGGGCCTGCTGCTCAGTGGCCTGGGCGCACTGTGGGGCGTGGTCAAGGTGGCTGCAACGCAGGCGCAGCGCCACCAGGATGCAGCGCACGCCCAGCTTGTGGCCAGGCTCGAATCCATTGAGCAGGCGAGCCGGGCCGAGGCTGGCAACTGGCAGCGCGTGGAGCGCGAGATCCTGCAGCTCAAGGCAGAGCTGCCGCTGAACTACGTGCGGCGCGAGGACTACGTGCAGAGCACGGCCACGATCATGGCCAAGCTGGACGCGATCTCGCTGCGCTTTGAGAACGTGCTTTTGCAGAGGGGGAAAAACCATGAATGAAGAAACTATGCGCCAACGCATTGAGCTGGCGCGAGCCCAGTCCACACGCGAACGCAGCGAGTTCATGCGCTGGGTACTGCTGCTGGCGATGAATATCAACCGCCCGACGCAATCCACGCTGCGCTTTCTGCTGGAGGTGGTGCGTGGCGAGTACTCTGACGCGACCGAGCTGCAGGTGCGCCGCGAGCTGGACTACCTGGAGAGCCGGGATTTGGTGAAGGTCTTCACCGATCCGCTGGGCCAGGTGAGCTCGGACCTGACGCGCTTCGGGATTGATATTGCCGAGTACACCGTGGCCGTGGAGCCCGGCATCGCCCGCCCACCAAAGGCGTGATCCATGGGCCGCAAGAGCAGCATTGACCGGCTAGATCCGGAGATCAAGGCATACGTCCAGGCCATGCTGGCCTCGGGCAGCATGACGCTGAACGAGCTGATCGCCGACCTGCAGGCGCGCTTTCCCGCAGCGGCGACGGCGGGCGACTTGCCCAGCCGCTCGGCCGTGGGCCGCTACGGCCAGAAGCTGGAGCGGCGCCTGTCGGCCATCCGCGCGAGCACCGAGGCGGCCAAGATGATTCAGGCCCACGCGGGCGACGACAAGGACGCCCGCAGCGAGGCCCTGACGGCCATGGTGCAGACCGAGCTTTTCGAGGCGATCCTGGCGCTGCAGGAGGCCGATGATGTCGACGAAAACGGCGATCGGGCCGACCCCGGTGATCGCGTTGCGCTGCTGTCCAAGGCTGCGAAGAACATTGCTACCTTGACCAGGTCGAGCATCAACCTCAAAGAGTTCCAGGCCAAGGTTGAAGAGGCCACGCGCAAGAAGCTGCTCGCCGAGCAGGAGGCCAATCTGCAGGAGGTTGCCAAGGCCCAGGGCATGGATGAGGCCCAGGTGGACTTCTGGCGCCGCAAGTTCCTGGGGATCGGAACATGACCGGCCTGTTTCAACTTTTGGCAGCGGTGCTCTTCTTCTTGCTGGAGCGCGGCAGGCACGTGCGCGGCTCCTGGCGCCGTAGGGAGTGGCGCAACGTGCTGGTGCAACTCTTCTGGCTCGCCGTGACCGTCGCGCTCGTCTTGAGCGGGCCGGTTCTTGCGGTGGTGCTTCTCTGGAGGTGGCTGGGATGAGCATCGTCAAGCCTCTAGCCACGACACTCCGCACGCTGGAATGGGAAGACCTCCCAGCCAGCGTGCGGTCCATTCCGGAGGGCTTCAACCCGCTGGACGATGGCGTGCTCATGAAGCACCAGCGCGAGGTGGCGGCCATTGAGTCGGCCATCATCGCCGTGCCAAAGGGCCGGCGTACCGGGATCACCTTCGGCACCATGCTGAACAAGACGCTGGTTGCCGCTGCGCGCAAGAGCGCGGGCGGTGACAACGTCTATTACATCGGTGACACGAAGGAAAAGGGCCTGGAGGCCATCGGCTACTGCGCCAAGTTCGCCCGCGTGATCGCCCAAGCCCAAGGCCAGGGCGTGTCGGGTGTGGAAGAGTTCCTGTTTGAAGACCAGGACGACACAGGCCGGACCAAGCACATCACGGCCTATCGCATTCGCTTCGCCTCGGGCTTTCAGGTGTGTGCGCTGTCGAGCCGCCCGGCCAATATCCGGGGCCTGCAGGGCCATGTTGTGATCGACGAGGCCGCGTTTCACCCGGATGTGCAGGGCGTGCTCGATGCCGCGACCGCTCTGCTGATCTGGGGCGGTCAGATCACGGTGATCAGCTCGCACAACGGGAAGAAGAACCCGTTCGCGCAGTTCTGCCGCGATATCGAGGCCGGGCGCTATGGCAACGACGCCACCGTGGTGACCGTCACGTTCGACGATGCCGTGGCCAACGGCCTATACGAGCGGGTTTGCGTCATGAAAGGCACCCCGGCGACGCTGGCTGGCAAGAAGGCCTGGTACTCCAAGATCCGCAACGGCTACGGCGTGCGCAAGGCCGCGATGCGCGAGGAGCTGGATGCGATCCCGCGCGATGGCAACGGCGTGTGCCTGCCTGGTGTGTGGATTGAGCAGGCGATGGTGCTTGAGCCTGAGTGCGTGCTGCGCCTCACGCTGGACGAGGACTTCGTCCTGAAGTCTCCTGAAGAGAGAACCGCCTGGATGGCGGATTGGATTGAGCGCTATTTGGACCCCGCACTTGACCGGCTGGACCCGCGCGACCGCCATGTGTTCTCGCACGACTACGCGCGGCACAGGGACTTTTCGAGCTGGGGAGCGATGGCGTTGACCACCGGCATGCGCCGCCGCGTGCCGCTGGTCGTTGAAATGCACAAGGTGCCCTATGCACAACAGCGCCAGCTCACCTGGCACGCTATCGGGCGCTTGCCGCGCCGCTGCGGCGGCGCGATGGACGCGACTGGCTCTGGCGAGCCGTTGGCTGAGGAAACGGCGGACAAGTTCGGCCACAACCATGTGCACCAGATCAAGCTCAACCGGGCCTGGTACGGGACCTGGATGCCCAAGCTCGTGCAGGGCTTCGAGGACGGGATGATCGAGATCGCGGCGGACCCGAACCTCGCGCAGGACCTGCGCGCCATCGAAGAAGTCGAGGGCATCGCCATGGTCACCAAGGTGCGGCGCAAGGACGTCAAGGACCCCGACCTCCTGCGCCACGGCGACGGTGCCGTGATGCTGTGCCTGGGCTGGTTCGCCACCCTGAACCTCAGCGCAGTCATTGACTACATCCCCGTTCCCTCGCACTCGCGCGGGTTCGACAACGCCACCAATTCACACGACGACCAGGACTACTCCATGCCGGAGCCTGGCGGTTGGTAAAGGGCAATCATGGCAAACATCCTCGGGCCGGACGGCCAACCCATCAGCACCGAAGTACTGGCACAGCCCCAGACCTCGCATTACTCGCACCTGCAGCGTGAGCTGCAGACCCACCCCACGCGGGGCCTTACGCCCTCGAAGCTGGCGTCCATCCTTGACCAGGCTGAGCAGGGCGATCTGCTGGCGCAGTTCGACCTCTTCGAGGATATGGAGGAGAAAGACGGCCACATCGCGGCCGAGCTGGGCAAGCGCCGCCGTGCGCTGCTGGTGGATTGGAGCGTGGTGCCGCCGGACAACCCGAGCGCGGTGGAGAAGCGCAATGCTGAGCAGCTCGCCGAACTGATGGGCGAGATTCCCGACTTTGAGGACGTGCTGTTCGACGTGACCGACGCCATCGGCAAAGGGTTTTCTTGCTGCGAGCTGGAGTGGCACAAGCCGGGCAAGTACTGGCTGCCCAAGACCATCACGCACCGCCCGCAAAGCTGGTTTACGGTGCATCGCGGCTACCGCCAGGAGCTGCGCTTGCGCAGCAACACCACGGTGGATGGCATCAATGGCGCGCCGTTGAACCAGTTTGGCTGGATCACCCATGTGCACAAGGCCAAAAGCGGCTATCTGGAGCGCACCGCACTGTTCCGGCAGTTGGTGTGGCCCTATCTTTTCAAGAATTACAGCGTGGGCGACCTGGCTGAGTTCCTGGAAATCTACGGCATTCCGGTGCGGATCGGCAAGTATCCCAGCGGTGCGTCTGAAAAGGAGAAGATGACACTCCTGCGCGCGCTGGTGGGCATTGGCCACAACGCGGCGGGCATCATTCCATCTGGCATGGAGCTGGATTTTATGGACGCTGCCACAGGCGATCCGAAGGCCTTTGAGCTGATGATGACCTGGTGCGAGCGCACGCAGTCCAAAGTGATCCTCGGCGCCACACTGACCAGCGGCTCGGACGGCAAGAGCAGCACCAACGCGCTCGGTAACGTGCACAACGAAGTTCGTAAGGACCTGCGCGACAGCGATATACGGCAGGCCTGCAGCACGATGACGCGGGACTTGCTGTACCCGATGGCGGCGTTGAATGGCCTGGCGCCAGACGGCATGCGCCGCTGCCCTGTGTTTCGCCTGGATGTAGGGGAGACCGAGGACATGGTGGCCTATGCCGATGCGCTGCCCAAGTTGGTGGATATCGGCGTACAAATCCCGGTGCAGTGGGCGCAGGAAAAGCTGGGCATCCCGCAGCCCGAAGATGGCGAGCCGGTGCTGCAGCCCCCCATGGCTGGCGTCACGTGGCGTCAAGGCGTCGCCGCAACCACCGGGCGCATCCCGCTCCCGGGCGCCATGCGAGGTTTTGCCGCAGCGGCGGGGCAGCTCCCAGCCGGTGGGCCTGCGCTGCCGCCATGGATGGCCATGCAAGCGCAGCTCGCGGAGAACGTGGGTCCGTCCGCTGCTGCGTGGGTGGAGAAAATCCGCGACTTGGTCGCTCGTTCCACCAGCCTGGAGGAAATCCGGGACGGCATCGCCGCCTTGGACCCGGAAATGAGCCTGGACGACTATGCGGCGGCCATGGCCGAGGCGCTGGCCGCTGCCCAGCTCGCAGGCCGCTACGAGGTGCTGCAGGAGGCCCGTGGCAATGTCTGATGTCGCCTATGGGAGCCTGCCGTTCCGGGAAATGATCGAGTTTTTCCTGCGCAAGCTCAATCTGACCACCGAGGCCTGGACGGACGTGTACGCGGCCGAACATGAGTGGTCGTTTGTGGTGGCTGGCGCGAACCGCGACGCCATCGTGAAGGACTTTCGTGCAGCGGTGGAGAAGGCAATTGCGGACGGCACGACGCTGGAGGAGTTTCGGCGGGACTTCGACACCATCGTGGCGCGCCATGGCTGGGACTACAACGGCGGTCGGGACTGGCGCACGCGCGTCATCTACGAGACCAACCTCAACACCAGCTATGCGGCTGGCCGCTGGGAGCAGCTGCAGGCGGCACCGTACTGGCAGTACGAGCATGCGGATTGGGTGATGAACCCACGGCACCAGCATCTGGCCTGGGACGGCCTTGTGCTGGCGCGCGACGATCCCTGGTGGAAGACCCACTATCCGCCAAACGGCTGGGGATGCCAGTGCAAGGTGATCGGCCTGTGGCCGCGCGACTTGGCGCGGCTCGGCAAAGCGCAGCCCGACCTCGCGCCCGAGGTCGTTTGGACGGATCGCCTCATCGGCCAGAACAGCCCAGGCGGCCCGCGCGAGGTCACCGTGCCGGAAGGCATCGACCCCGGCTTTGAATACGCGCCTGGCCGTGATCGGTGGCGCTCGTACCGTTCACAGGAGTAACGCCATGGCTGGGGTGAAATTTGACGGAACAGCGGCAACGGCCAGCCTGCGCGGGCTGCTTGCGGGCATAGAAAACCCGGCGCCGCTGTTGGCCCAGCTGGGCGAATACACCCTGCGCACCACGCGCGACCGCTTCAAAACCCAAACTGGGCCTGATGGCACGGCCTGGGCCGCTTTGCAGCCCTGGTACAAAAAGGAAAAGTCCAAGAACAAGAACCGCGTCCTCACCCTGCGCGGCTTTCTGCGCGGCCAGCTGGTGTCGCAGGTGGTGGGGGGCAAGTCCGTCGAGGTGGGCAGCAACTTGGTCTATGCGGCCGTGCACCAGTTCGGCGATGCCATCAAGCCAAAGAGCGCAAAACTGCTGGCCTTCCGTGGCCACGTCGCAAAATCCGTGACGATTCCGGCCCGGCCTTATTTGGGCTTGTCAGACGCGGACCAAAACGAGCTGGTGGAGCGCACGCTGGACTGGCTCAGAACTTCAGGGGGCCTGAAATGAGCAACCCACGCCCGCTCTGACCTGTTTCACGGCAGGAAAGGGATTTGCACAAACTTGTCCCCCTATTCCCCGGCCCGGCCCACAAAATCCCGATTTATCGCGCCGCCCACTCTTTCTTTATCTCACTCCCGTTCATCCAGGTAGCTCGTGCCCGTCTGCACGGCCACCACCTTGCCCGCCAGGTCCTTGGCGCTCTTGATGGCCGGGTCCATGGCGATGATCATGCCGCCCGAGCAGTAGTGCGGGTCGGTGAAGGTCACGGCCTTGGCGCGCTCCTCGGTGATGCCGTGCGAGGCGATCACCAGGTCCCAGCGGTCCTGGCGCAGGCCGGTCAGCAGGGCGTCGAAGCCCAGCGTCTTCCACTGGATGGTCAGGCCCATCTTCTTGGCCACGAGTTCGGCCACTTCCACCTCGAAGCCCGTCAGGGTGGTGCCATTGAAGAAATTGAACGGGGCGAACTGGCCTTCGGTCGCGACGAGGAGCTTGCCGTCCTTCTTCACGGCATCCAGCGTGCGGGCCTGGGCGGCGAATGCGGCGCAGAGCGCGATGGCGGTGGCTACGGCCTTGAACAATTTCATGGAATGGGTCCTGTCCGGGGTATTTCAGGTACAAAAAATC